AAAATTCACTCAAATGTTCAGTAAGGTTTTTGAGTTTGTTTGCTATAAAATAATTTAGTAGTTTGCTACGATCACGATTTGCTTGCGCTTCATATTGTTCCATAACCTTTTGGCGGATATGATCTGGTGTAAAACTGAGATCGATCAATCTAGCATTACGAGAATAGTTACGGGCGGTAACTGTATCCATTTCATCAAGATCAGTGCCCATAATCTTTTCCATCTTTTTTGCTGTCAGGGGTCTTTGTCGATCACCCACAACAAAAACATTATCAGGAGAAAGCACATTAGGTACACCATCTCCGGCATCTCCCTTTAGAATATGCTCATGAAGATATCTTTCTGGATCCTCATGAGAAACCCACTTCTTACGAGTAGGATCATACTGTTTTACGTTAGGATATACATGCAATTGAATGAAGTCTTTATCGCCTGATAGGATTAGAATTTTCTCACCAGTATTTAGTTCTGAGCCGAATTCAGAGACTAATGTTGATATGACATCATCCGCTTCGGCGGATTCTACGTCAATAACTCGGTAGGGAAAATACTCTTTTAGTTCCGCTCGAATTTTATTAAGACATTCGAACAGAGCTTTCCAATCAAGTTCTGAAGACTCAATGTTCTTCTTACGATTGGCTTTGTAGTAAGGGAAAATCTGCTTGCGCCAGTAATTAGTATTATCGCAAGCAATAATCATTTCTCCATATTCGTCAGAAAACTTTTGACGATAAGATCTTAGAGAGTTAAGGATCATATGGCGAACCATATTTTCCTCAAGCTGAGCATTTGTATGGTTGCCAAGTTGCATCAACAAATTTGACAACATCACCTGATTCAAGTCAACGATAATCACAATTCACCTATTCGGTTTCTTCAGTTTCGTTAATTGGTAGTAGTTCTAGTTCTAACTTATCTACAATCTTAAACGCACCTTCTTCTTTAGGATGGGGTATAAAGATTGCATCTGACACTTGCTGAAAAGGATGGTGCATGTCATAGTGTTTTAGCATCAACGAACGCAATGCTTCTACTATGAGAGCGCCATCCTTTATATCTACGTCCACATCATCTTCAATTAATCCAAAACCAGCGATATCCAATTGATTGAAAATCATAGGCACTAAGTTCTGGATTGTTTCTTGGATATGATAATGCCTCATCATATCCATATTGTGTTGGATATCCTCGAGAGTAATATCTCGAGTCACACTTTTACCTTTTGGGAAGCTCACAATATTATTAGAGGACATATTCATATATTACCTTAAATGTTTAAAAAAGTCAATATTATTTATCCAGCATGGTAGACAATATGAGAACCCGAACCACAAAATTCGAAATCATAAATTCTACAATCTTTGTGATTGAAAGAGATAGCTCCTTCGACCTGCGTTCTACGATTTTGAGGAACGTAGAATATGAAAAATCCTCCTCCACCAGCTCCTAGCAACTTACCGCCGAGAGCTCCAGCGTCAATTGCTGTTTTGTAAATCTGGTCAAAATAGTCTTGAGTAATTTCTTCGCAAACACCTTTTTTGTCTACCCAAGATTCGTGCAACAATCTTCCGAAATCGTCGATGCGTCCTTTATATATTAATTCCATTGCCTCGAATGCTTTGTCTTTAGATCTTTTGACTTTACTAAATTTGTCAAAATCTAACATAGCTTTTTGTTGTTTCTGTAGAATGTTGTTAGCGTTTCTACTTCTTCCTGAATATACGAGAAGCAAATTATTCTGCAAAGCAATTACATTAGGATTAGTTAGACGTATTTCTTCTACATCAACATCGCCATTCTTTCTAAATCTAAAAAGATTAAATCCTCCATATGCAGCTGCATACTGATCCTGCTTACCAACAGGATAACCACATTTGTTCATTTCAATTTGACAAGCAATATCAGCTATATATTTTCGAGTGTTGTTATCATGTTTAGCAGTTGATAGTGCTTTGACTAACCCAACTGTAAATGCTGATGAACTACCCAGACCAGAGCCTTTAGTTACGATGTCTGAAATAGAAGCAACTGTAATTTCTTTAGTAACATCATAAAATTTAAGCGTTTCACGAGTAATCGCATGCTGCATTTGCTCAATATCATATTGTTCTTCAACATCGTCATACATGCATCGTATGCCCATATGAGGAACTTTGTGTGTCATAACATATATGAATTTGTTGATAGTGACAGAAAGAGCAGCGCCATCCTCCTGTTCATAGAAGGATGGCATATCACTACCTCCACTAAAGAAGGATACACGTAGCGGAGTCTTTGTAACAATCATTTTTAGCTCGTCTTGTAAGTAAACATAGCTTCAGGAAACTTTCTTGAATCTTCGTCAGGAAATCTTTTGACAAGATCGTTTAGCATAAATTCCCATTTTCTTTTGATAAAATCAATATTATATCTAGAATCAACATATGTTTTATTGAATCTAATCATATTGTCTTGATTTTTCTGACGAACTAACTCTATAGCTGCATTGAGATTGCCAGCAAAAATACTACCATGCATATTCTTGTCCATATCAATTTGATACATAACATTCAATGCGCCAGAAGTTTCTGGTAGAGCGCCAAGATTTGGATGAACACAAACAAGTCCTGCTGACATTGCTTCTAGCATAGCACGACAGCTGGTCTCTGGCCAAATAGAAGGATAAGCAAATATGTGAGACTTGTTTAGATATTCTTTTAGTTCTGCGTTAGGAACAAATCCATGATAAGTCATGTTTGGATTATTACGAACCTGTTCGTATAATGGTTCGAACTGTTTATCATATTCGTCCCATCCATAAATCTTAAAAGAGGAGAACACATCTAGATGAATGTCATCCTGTGTTTGGTTCAGAAATTCAAATACAGGAATAAGGATCTCTAGACCACGTTGTGGCGTAGACGTATAAACCAATCTAATCTTATTATCATATGGCTTTTCTAGGCATGACTCTGGTGCTGGTTCAATACCAGACTCTAGAATAATACACTTACTATCCATAGGAATGCCATGCATCATCTGATAACGCTGGAACTGCCAGTTAGAAATGAATACAAACTTGTGAAACTTGTCACGCCATTCCGTATCTCTGAACTTAGCAGACTCAGGATCTTCTGGCATGTCATGACACCAAAAAATTCGAATCTTAGATTCGTCTAATTCTCTCGGACGTGAACAAACAATCTGGAAATTATCAAGCAGCTTTTCGTCAATAATTGATGCTAACTTGCGTTTAGCAATTTCTGTACCGCCTTGAGCCTTAGCTGAAATTTCGTTTTCTTCAAATCCCTTCATTATACTTCAATCCTATAACCGGATGCAACAGCATCATTATAAAACATTTGAACAGTTTCTTTAGAGAATACATCTAGATCTTTATTAGCTAGACTTAGCTTCTTGATCTGATCGTGAAGCATAGTAATAATATGACAACCTGCTTGTTCAGCCATCACAAGATGATACTGTTCGCGACACGAAGCCCAAAGGAACTTAATCTTATCAAACTCTTCTGGCTTGTCCATAGCTTCGCCAACACAATGTTTTGTCCACAAAACTGGGTCACGAAGCGTATCAGCAATACGACCAGAGAAAATAGAAATGATAACGGGCACATCTGGATTAGTAATGTTATCTAGAATGTTACGTGTCTGATTGACAGTAAAGACAGCCGTAACATTTACCTTTACGCCTTCACTGTTTAACAAACCAATCAATCGATAATTAGGTTCGCCCTTTGTGTTTGTAACAGGGATTTTAACGAACACATCATATCCATATTCTTCTCCCCAAGAAGCAATCTTCTTTGCCTGATCATACATTCCATTTACATCATCAGCAAATACTTCTAGAGAGATATTAGTTCCTGGTCGGCGAACTGATAATTCTTTAATAATATCTTTAGCAAAATTCTCATAATCAGTAACGCCAGCTTGCTTCATTAGCGTTGGATTAGTAGTGAACCCAGTAACTCTTGGATTCTCAGCAGCCTTTAGAATACCATCAAAGTCTGCACCATCAGCATAAATCTCAATCATTGTCCACCTACATTCTGTTGAATAATGTTAACTGCTTCTAGAAGATTCTTAGCATAGAAGTCTGGCTTAATATGCAACCATTCTTCAGGAGCAGAATATATATCACCAAGGTATATAGTCTTAACGCCAGCCCTATTACCTGCTACTACGTCTCGCCAAGTATC